GATCTAGACGAACTTCCGAGGTGCGCCCGCGCTCGTCTGTATATCGAACTGCCTGGCTCAGATCTGAGCCAGCCTTCTCGAGCGACTCAAGCATCACATTCACATCCCTAAGGACGTTCTTGTGCTGCTTGCCGGTGAGATCAGCGATCTCCCGGCTCGACATGGTGACGGTATTGCTTGGAGCAACGAGTATGTTCATAATGGCCCCACAAGTTTTATTGCTGTTGAAAGGGCCGCCCTGCCAGGCGGTTTTTTTATGCCTGCAATTCAGGCGTTATGGGTGTCCGGCGCATCCGTGGTAGCTTTTTGCTTCCACACGAAAAGGCCATTGGAGGCCGGACATGACAAAACCAGTGATTTCAGATTTCGAAGCGGGAGTAATGGTGGCCTTGGGGGCGCTGAAAATTGCAGCAATGCAGACGCCGGGGTTCAACATCGACGCCCTGGAACAGGCAGCTGAGACGTTGCGAAAAACCATGCAAGGGGTTAAAGACCAGGCCACTTTCGACTTGCCGATCAGCTGCGTTGCCGCTAGGCATGACGCGGTTATTGAGCTTATGAAGGCGCGCACCAACTGATTCATTTGGCACCCTTCGTTTCGATAACAGCGTTTGCGAAGCGAAGGCTGCCATCACCGCAAAGCACCCAGACAGGTTCCCCATTCCCCGAGAGCGCATCGCTCTTCAGTTCGTCCGGGGAAATCTGTTTGGTGAGGTAGGCGAGTTTTTCGTCTACCCCGCCATCAACCGGAAACCCTGATTCAACGCTCTTGTCTGCCATCTCTATTCCCTTCCTATGCACTGTATGAATTAACAGCTGATCCAAGCGCTCTGTTCGCCCTTCCAGATTCGACGGAAAATGGCGACATCGAACGGTTACGCTGCAACCGGATACAGGTCGGGCCGTAGCTCTGATCGACTCACACCGGTCAATTTCTCAATGTCCAAGACCCGCTCGGCAGGAACACGCCCCGAGGCGCACATTTTCTGCACTGCCTGGGGCGTAACCCTGAGCGATCGAGCCAAAGCGGACTGGCCACCAGCCAATGCGACGGCCTTCTGAATTGCTGTCTGCTCCATACCCACCTCAAAGTTACAGCTACAACCAAAGGTTACCCGATTCATGAGCAGACCTACAACCAATATTCGCAATTACACCTACAACCATTGTTTGTATGATTGACACATGAAAGTATTGGTGAGCGCATCGCGCTAAAACGTGAAGAGGCCGGACTGAACCAGTCCGAACTTGGCCGAAGGCTTGGCCTTTCAGCTCAGGCTGTTCAGAAATGGGAGTCTGGTAAATCCACTCCGAGAAACACGAAGCTCTCAGATATAGCCGCGATACTGGGCACATCTGTCAGCTACCTGGTTCAAGGTGATTCGCATGCGGACCAATCTCGGGTGGCGTCTTCAGACTTAAAGGACATAGACAGCTGGGACGAATCAACCCCTGTAAGAGATGACGAAATCGAAGTCCCGTTTCTTCAAGAGGTAGATCTTTCTGCTGGGTCCGGCCGATTTGCAATTCGGGAGGACGCGACTCAGAACCTGCGCTTCCCCAAGGTCAAGCTTCGCGACAACAGCGTTCAATTCGATAGGGCTCGCTGCGTGAAGGTCAGGGGAAATAGCATGGTCCCCGTCCTGCGGGATGGCGCCACCGTGGGTGTAGACCTTGGAAAAACATCGCTCAAAGATGTCATTGATGGCGACCTTTACGCAGTGAATCATGCTGGTCAGTTAAGGGTGAAACAGCTCTACCGGCTTCCAACCGGCCTTAGACTGAGAAGCTTTAATCGCGACGAACACCCAGACGAGGATTATTCGTTCGAGCAGCTGCAAGAGGAGCCTGTCTCGATCATTGGCCACGTCTTTTGGTGGGCCATGTACACCAGATAGGTCATCCGAATCCAAAAATAATCCCACCTAACCGTGGGATTTTTTGCCCTCAAAGAGCCTTTACAACCAAAGCGACAACCATCGCGCATTTATTTACAACCAAAACACTTGCGCTCTCCAACTTATGGTTGTAGATTTAATCCATCGCCGGATAACAACCGGCCAGATGGAAGGCAGCGATGAACCGGCCTAAACGGTTCAGAGGGTTGGCAACTGACCCGGGCGTGCAGCGTAAAGCGCCAAGAACAGTTATCCAGCGGGAGAACAAGCCGAAAGGCCCGCGGCTGGACAAACAATTTGATCAGGCCGGCGGCAGCGCCAGTAGCGGGAAGCCGGCCAGCGAGACAAGAAGATTTCACTGGCAGGCCTTCGCAGGAGGGCCTGACGGGAAATCAACCAGGAGGGAAATCAGTGAACTCGAAAATTGTTGTCGGTTTATGGAGAGGCCACCTCGGCAAGGGCCTTGCTCCACGCGAGCTGCAGTACGTGATAGGCGCCGCCCAGGGGATGACAGCAAAGGAGATCGCCAAGCAATTCAATGTAGCCGCCTGCACCGTTGCAAAGCGGCTTTCCAGCGCGATGTTCAAGCTGGGAGTTACTCGCCAAACGGCTCTCGTTGCCGAGGCGATGCGGCGCGAAATCATCGTTGGTCTTCCTGAAAGCCCGAATCCTCAAGGCCCGACAGGAGAATCGAACGATGGTGTCTTTATCGCTTAAACGACGGCAGAACATCACTTCTGCACCTTGGCGACAGGGTGCAGCGGGATGACAACCGACGAGGAATCAGACATGCAAGCAGCACAGCAAGAGAAAATCACCATCCCTGCAATTGGCGCTGTGTGGCCTGGGCAGGGCGGAATCTACGGTGGGCTTCGCCAGTATCCAGAAGGTCTCTGCCACATCATCTACGCAGCCCATGATGTGCCAGGTCGTCACGAATACGGCGATTACGGCGTGGATGTCGATGCATTGAGCCGAACCGATGGCCGCGCCAATACCGAGATCCTGATCAGTCGAGACGGCAAGCACCCCGCAGCGATCGCAGTCACCGCGTACACCGCCGACGGGCATACCGACTTCTATCTACCTTCCATTGGCGAGTTGCATCACGCCTGGCAGTTCGCTCCCGAGTCATTCAGCGAGGAATGGTATTACCTGTCTTCAACGCAGCGCTCCGCCGACTACGCCTACGGCTTGGACTTTGTAGATGGCTGGCTCTACTACTACGGCAAGGACAGCGAGCGGCTCGCGCGCCCTGTCCGCAGATTCCTTCAGTAATTCATTCCTTCAATTTTTTTGAACAACCAGAGCCACGACAGCCTGTCGTTAACTGCCCGAGGCTCTGGTACTCCACAGACCAGCCGCATCGGATATAGCTCGGCCCTCTGTCGTGATAGCAGGGTGGCCACCTTGTCCCGAGCTAGTGCGATCAATAGCGCCTTGTGAAGACGGACAACACTCGGAGGGATTCAAGCTATATCCGATGCGGACGAACACCGGTGCGCGCCGGCCACCTGCATCTCAACCCACCTAGAACGGAGGATTGGCAGCCATGTAAACAACAAACCCAGGCGCTCGACCGCCACCCCCTGCGTGACATAGGGAGGTCTATGTAACGCAACGAAAAGCCCAGTCCCTACTGGGCTTTTTTTCATCTCGCGTTTACCCGTCAGCACCCTCCCCTGGGCCCACCGGCACAGACCAGGCGGTCAGGGTACTGACGAATACACGCAACCCACTGAGGTATCCACCATGCACGCATCAATTAAACAGCGCGTAGACGGGGTTGCGGCCCTGCACGTGCGCTCCCGCATCGCGACCGCCGAGTTCTACGCCCTGATCGGCAAGGAGGCTCCAGTGCAGAAGATTCGCTTTCAGATCCGCACCGCCGGCAAGGCTTACCACATCGTGGAGATCGCCACCGGCAAGGTAAAGGGCTTCCGCTGGACCTGGAAGGATGCCAGCAACTTTGCCCAGGAGTTGGAATCTCGGGCCGACGGCCTGAAGGTGACGCTGTCAGGCGGCGCGCAATGATCGGCGTACCGATGGACAACCCGAAAGACGCGGTGATCGCCGACCTCAACCGCCAGATTGATGCCTACTTCGGCGCGGGCAAGACCGCCCAGGTCATCCCGAACGGTGTGGGTGTCGACGGGCCTTTCAATGGCACCACCGCTCACCACGAACGCCTGCGTGCCCAGCGCGACAAGCTGGCACCGTTGGTGCGCGCCGAGGCCGCCAAGGGCGTCGTAGCCAGCGTGGCAGCAAAGAACCTGGGCATGCACATCAAGCGCGTGACGCTGATCGCCCAGGAAAACGGCTTCAAGTTCGCCGACACCCCATGAGGCGCATCAGCAAGATCACCGCCGCGCGGCGCCGGCCTGCATGGCTGGCAATCCCGGCAAGTGGAATCGAAGAGGTAGGCCATGGCCGAGGAAGAACAACAGCCGACGATGGAAGCCCTGAAGCAGCGCCGCAAGCGCGAGAAGGCGGCGGCGAAGGATGCAGCATTGGGCGTCGAGAAATTTACGATTGAGGTTGCAGGAATCTTCAAGGCCGACCTAAAGCGCCTGATGAGGCAGCACGGTTTCAACAACCAGCAGGAGGTGCATCAGACCCTGCTGCGCAACGTGATCGCTGCCGACTTCGAAACCGCGGCGCAGATGCTCAAGTGTGTCACGACACCTTTTGTCGTTACCGAAAAGGTGTCGCGGATAATCCGGGCAGCGGGCATGAAGTCGCTTGCCGACGACCCGCCAGAGCCTGAAGACGAAATCGAAACACCCGCTTAACCAACCCTACTCGCTGCATCCGGAACCCGGAGGGCGGCGCTTACCCGGAGTAAACCCATGATCAAGCAAGCACAGCAAACAGTACTCGCCGCCGAACTCCCTGAGCGCGGCCAACCTCTGGCCGGCGGTGTGTTCGTAACCCGCTACTGGCTCAACGGCGTAGAGCGCGCCCTGATCCTTCTGCCTGACGAGCTCAACGGTGTCTGGGGTGAGTATGGCGTAAAGATCGAAGGCGCCGGCAGCTACAGCGACGGCGAAGCGAACACCCGCGCCATGGCCGAGGCCGGCAGCGAGATCACCGTAAAAGCGCTGGAACTGGGCGGCTTTATTCCGTCCTGCCTTGAGGGCCAACTGCTGATGGCAGCCAAGGCTGATGGCCTGGTGGAGCTTCGCGATGATCGCTATCACTGGCTTAGCACGCAGCGCTCCGCCGACAACGCCTACGGCATGGACTTTGTAGATGGCTGGCTCTACTACGACGACAAGAACTACGAGCGGCTCGCGCGCCCTGTCCGCAGCCTCCCTATTCAGTAATTCATTTCTTCATTGATTTTTCGCAGGTGATTCCCGGGAGCGCCAGGACGGCGCTCAGACCAGAAGCTCGTCGGGAAGCGCCGGCTACCTGCACCCTTATCTCGCTCACAGGAGCATCCCATGCAAGCAAATCAACTGACCACCTACACCCGCCGGCGATCTGATGATCAGCAGCCCGGATGAAGCTGTAGTGCTGAAGCTGGCAACGCTGACCATCACCACCGCGCCGACTATTGCGGCAAGCGGCATCCCAGCCATCGGCGAATACTGGCCCGGTGAGGGCGGTGTGAACGGCGGCCTGTTCCCTGGCGGCGAAAAGCCCTACTACCTGATTGTGCCGACCGGAAGCGATGCAGAGGCGACCCATGAGTGGGGTGGCTACGGCGAAGAACTTGGCGGCGCCAAATCACCATGGGACGGCCAGGCGAACACCGCTTACCTCGCTAGCAGCAACCGGGAGCACGACCACCCTGCCGCCCAGTTCTGTGCAGCCTTCGAGCGTGATGGGCACAAGGACTTCTACCTCATGGCTCGGCGCGAGGCTTCCTTCCTCGAAATCACCGTGCCGGATGTTTTCACCCAGGCGTACCACTGGACCAGCTCGCAGCGCTCCGCCAACCTCGCCTACAACATGGACTTTGAAGATGGCTGGCTCAACGGCAGCGGCAAGAGCGGCGAGCGGCTCGCGCGCCCTGTCCGCAGAAAGTTTATTTGATCATTCAATTCTTCATTCATGGGCGCGGCAGCGCCCTCGCTTTTCAGGAGTCCAGGGATGGCGCTGCATACGGATTTGGAAATCCATAAGGTGGCCGAGGAGTTGCTCGGGCTTTCGCTTGACCTGGTGCGCAATATCCCGCGCGACCTGAAACAGGTTGTCGGGGCAAAAATCCGGGACGAGTGCCTACAGGTCCTGGTACTGATCGGCCGGGCCAACATGACCCGGGACAAGCTGCCCCACATCAACCTCCTGCTCGAAAGCATTTGGATGCTCAACTACCTGCTGCGCGCCCTCACCAACCGAGGGTTGATCAGCAAGGGGCAGCACGCCAAAGCAATTTTGCTGAAACCTCTGTAACTCCTCCCCCTTCAAAGTCAGCCGCCATAGCGGCAAGGACGAAGTCATGCCTGAAGAAATTGCGAAAGCCTGGCCGGACCACTACCGCTTCATCGACACGATCGGCCCCGAAGGCGTTGAGGTTCACTGCATCACCTACCAGGTGATCGGCGAAACCGAACAGTGCTACTACATCGGCGACACCCATACCTGCGCAATGGTCAAAGGCCCTCAATACAGCTGGACTGCTGATGCGATCAAGAAGCGTCGCAAGCGTGTGCTGAAAGAAGGTGGCGAGTGGGGCCGGCGCTTCGCCTACACCGATAAGGCGCTGGCATTGCGCTCGTACAAGGCCCGCAAAGCATGGCAGATGAAGCATGCCCAGTTGTCCATGGAGCGTGCGAAGGCGGCAATCGGCTACTTCGGCAACCATGAAGTCGAAAGCGCCGTTCCGACCGAGGCCGTGACCATCCCAAGTGAATACATCCAAGGCTTGAACTGGGGGGATTACTGATGATTATCGATGACGTAATGACCGACAAGATCACCCTGCACGGGCTGGGCTTTGTGCAGGTGCAGCTGGAAGGCGGCCAACGGCTGCATGTATGGCACCCAGAGCTGCCGCGCCGTGCTTGCTTCAAATACTCGGCGATCCACGACCACCGCTTCAACTTCACCTCCCGAGTGATCATCGGCAAGCAGATAATCACTGCTTTGAGCTGGAGCGCAGCGACGAGGCGGCTTCGTGTTGTATCTGCACGAGCGCCCGCACACCAGGTGGCGGCAGGCCGTGGACGCCAGACGGCCGCGCGCACCTGATACCGGATGGAACGATAACCGTGGAAGCCGGCAACGACTACAACACCCGGGCATACCACTACCACCGCACCGAGCCCGGCGGCGATGGCCGAGTCGCCACGATCATGGCGAAGCGCGGCGAGTACCCGGCCGGCGCCCACTCCACCTGCGTCTACGGCATACAGCCCGACACCGACTTCGACCGATACCAGTGGTCACCGGCCCAGCTCTGGGAAATTGTTGCCGACGTGATGATCGGCCAGCGGGTGACGCCATGATCGCCGCCCTCTGGTTCGCCTACGTCTTCATCTACAGGATGCCTGGGTGATGGCGTGCTACCGGATCTACGACAAGAACCGAAAGCCTACCGGGCACCTATGCGGAGACCTTGGCCCGCACTGCGCTGAATGCGGTGACGTTGGAACGCAGCTTTGTGATTACCCAGTTGGCGACGGAAAGACCTGTGACAGGCCTATCTGTGAGTTCCACGCCACCGAGGTCGCGCCGAACGTCGACTACTGCCCAGCACACCATACCGAATGGAAAGCCTTCCGTGATGCCGGTGGCGTGAAGCGCGAACTCGAAAACGTCGTCCCGTTCAAGGGCGCCTAACCCCAATCCCCCTACATGCCTGCCGGTGAGCGGGATCAAGGCAACTGGCTGTCAACCCACCGATCAGCTGCCGCCATCGCGTCGTTGAGCGCAGCTGGGTAGTCAGGCCACGGCCCCGTCAGTTCGGCAGCGACTTCGCCCAGGCCATCAATTGGCGCTGGCTCGATGATCTTCGCAGACAGCGGCGCATCATCATTCGGGCGCCGCCAGTCGAACTTGAGAAACATCGTGTGACCCCGATACGCGTAAGTAATCGGAATATCTAGTTGATGTGACACGTGCCCACCTGGCGACTTATTGGATTGAATTCCTGTTGTACACCTATCTAAACGAATCAGACATCTAGGCAAAAGGCCATTACTCCACTTCCCTATGTGCCTGCCGGTGAGCGGCGGGCGAGGTATGCGCGTGAATATTTATCGACACACCTTCGCAGCCGTTTGCCCGTCCGACGGCGAAACGATCATCTACCGGCTTGAGTTGCGGTCTCCCGCAATGATCCACGTCGAGTACATCCGGGCAGCGACTGCGCTGATCAAAAAAGGCTGGCACGAACAGATAGCCGACCGCCTGGCGGAATCCCTAGGCGGTGATCAAACCATCATCGCCACGCACCAGGGCGTTGAGATCGAAACAGTGAGGCTTAGCGGATGATCCATTACCACGGCCTGCCAATAACGCCGGAGACGGCCGCCGCCGCAGCGATTGGTGGCGGCCATGCCTTTGTGAGCTTCAGCGATCCACGGCAACTCGCACTAGCGGCACAAGTCTGCCAGTCGTTTGCCATCGACAACGGGGCGTTTTCCGCCTGGAAACAGGGAAAGCCGGTTACCGATTGGAAACCTTTCTACCGCTGGGCGGCCGACGCAAAGCTGATACCCGCCTGCGACTTCGCAGTAATACCAGACGTCATCGATGGCGACGAAGCCGCAAACGATGCGCTTATCGAGGAATGGCCACTGCCTCGGTGGTTTGGGGCGCCTGTCTGGCATATGCACGAAAGCCTTGAGCGCTGATCGACGTTGGCGAGCAGTTGGCCAAGGGTGTGTATCGGCAGTTCGGGCGATTACTCGCGGCCGGGCAGCGCCGCCTGGTGGACGCAGATGGGCAAGGCTATGCGGGTGGTTTGCGACGATGACGGCAGACCGATGTGCAAGCTTCACGGCCTGCGCATGCTTGACCCTGCAATCTTCGGTCACCTCCCCCTATCAAGTGCAGACAGCACGAACATCGGTCGGAACATCGGAATCGATCAAGCCTGGCGCGGCACGTACTCCCCGCCGACCAAGGAGGCGCGCGCTTCGGTAATGCGCAGCCGAATCGAGGCGCACAATTCGCCGCCCCGCTGGACTTACCAAATCCCAGAGACGCCGCCGAAACAAGGCGTCCTGCTTTAAACCTAGCCCACCTTCTGCCGCCCAGCGCGGCGAGGACACCCCATGTTCGCTATGAAACTCACCCTGATCCTGCTGGGCGCTTTGCTGTACCTGGCCGGCACCGGCTACTGGTTCATCTGGCTCGGGTCTGACCTGCTCAGCACCGGCACCACCGAAGCGTTACTCGGCGCATTCGCCGGCACCTGTGCCTGGATGCTGATCACCTTCGGCCTGGTCATCCACATCATCAAGACAGCGCGGCCCACGGCGGGCGGGAGGTAAGTATGGCAAATCGAAGCGCGGCCCAGGCTGCGCCCATACTCCCGCGCTTCATTCGCGCGGGCGAGGCTTACGGGTACCTCGGCATGTGCCGGGATGTATTCAACAAGACGGTGCGCCCTTACGTCCGCGAATTCCCCATAGGAAACAGGGGGTCGGTTTGATCGGCTGGAGCTTGACGCATGGGCGGACGCCTACGTCGAGAGCAAGTCGATTGAAAAGGCGGCCAATCAGGACAACAATCAGCCCCGCAGCGAGCGCCATGCGCGGGCCACAGGAGCAACGCCATGGCCCAAAAAGCAATCACCGGCCTCCAGCAAATGCCGAACGGCATCTGGAAGATCGACAAAAAATACAGAGGAGAGCGAATTCAAGAGAGTACTGGCACTTGTGACCGCGCCGAAGCAGAGCAGTACCTGATCCACAAGCTGGAGAAGTTGCGCCAGCAGAAGGTGTACGGCATTCGGCGGGTTAGGACGTGGCGGGAGGCGGCGACTCGCTTCCTGCTGGAAGTAAAGGATCAGGCATCCATCCATATTTCGGCGACCTATATGGAGCAGCTCGACCCGTTCATTGGCGACATGCCGCTGACTCACATTGATGACGACGCGCTTGCCCCATACGTGCTATCGAAGCTGAACCCGGCGATGGGCAAGCCGGTCACGAACAGGACTGTGAACATCGCGCTACAGCGGGTTATCCGGGTTTTGAACCTCTGCGCACGAAAGTGGCGAGATGAAGAGCGCCGGCCATTGCTCGACGTGGTTCCGATGATTTCTCTGCTGGATGAGAAGACGAACAGCCGGAAGCCCTACCCGCTTTCGTGGGAAGAGCAGTCGATCCTGTTCGCCGAGCTTCCAGCGCACCTTCAGACCATGGCAATGTTCAAGGTCAACACGGGGTGCCGGGAGCAGGAGGTTTGCAAACTTCAGTGGAATTGGGAGATTGCCGTACCTGAGCTGGGAACGAGTGTGTTCCTGATACCGGCTGGATTTGGAGGAAGGAGCGCAAGGGCTGGCGTAAAGAACCGGGACGAGCGCCTGGTCGTGATGAATGACGTTGCCAAGTCAGTGATCGAGAAGCAGCGCGGCAAGCATCCGCTCTACGTGTTCCCGTTTGGCAAGCCAGATGGAGAGGGGAATGAAACGACGGTTCACCGCATGAACGACTCGGCCTGGAAGAAGGCGAGGATTCGGGCGGCGAAGAAGTGGCAGGAGAAATTCTTGCGGCCGGCACATGACGGCTTTGCCAGAATCCGCATTCACGACTTGAAGCACACCTTTGGGAGAAGGCTGCGTGCTGCTGGCGTGACAGAGGAGGATCGGAAAGCGCTGCTCGGCCATAAGAACGGAAGCATTACCAGCCACTACTCGGCGGCGGAACTGGATCAGCTTATTGCTGCGGCAAACAAGGTATCAGCAACCGACTCGCGCGCACCAGCGCTGACGATTCTGAAAAGGAGGGAAGCGTGAAGAAAAAGGCCAGGGTCACTCGGAAAGTCACTATGGCAGAAACAACAAAGCCGCTAAAAAGCGGCTAAGTCATTGAAAAATATGGTCGGGACGGAGTGATTCGAACACTCGACCCCTAGCACCCCATGCCTAGTGCGCTACCGGACTGCGCTACGCCCCGACGTAGGCGTGTTACTGGGTTCGCTTCGCAATGAAGCG